ATGTCCCCAATTATCATTTACTGATGGGTCATCATCTACTGGACACCACATTAACCATGCTGTACCATTACAAAGTAACTCATCAGGATTCCCAAAGGTATCTTTATCTTTAACATCATACCATACACTCCAATAACAACCTGTTGCTTGGTCTGGTATCATTGTCTTTTGTAGGTGTACCCAATGATCTGGGAGTGTTATTTCCTTTGCTATTGGTGATGCTGGCATTATTCTGCTCCTTCCGTTAACATTGTTGATCTTAATCTCTCTATAAATATTATCAATTCAAATTGACTGCCTTTGAATGTATTATCCATTACAGACTTGTAAGCATCTTGATATTCCTCTTGACTTTTAAACTCTGCAAACATATAGTTTTTCATTGCCTTTCCTTTCTAGTTATACTTTAAGTTGTCTAATACTTCCTTTACTTCATCAATACAATCATTACAGACTTTCTTTGTCATTATTAATCTGCCCATTGTTTCATGTATGATTGGGTATTTAATAACATCTATGTTTTTCCTTTTCTGTACCTTACTACAAATGTCGCATTTCCTTTCCTTTGCTATAAAGAGTACAGAATAACTATCTTCACTTACTCTTTGCTCTATTTTATCATATTCCATTGCATATCCTTTCCTTTATAAACTTTATACTTAAAAAAACTAATAAACAAGGGGAAACAAAAAGCCCTATACAAATTTAATTGTATAGGGCTATATTGTAATATGTTACGGAGTTAGTTACTTGGTTGTTACTTGGGCAATACTTATATCACTATCAACTTGTATTTCTTCTTTATATACATGTAGTTTAGTGCAAGTGAATGTTCCATCATTGTTATCATCAACAATTACAGTACCCGCAAATTGCTTTTGCTCGTAACCCTCAAGTATCTTGTTTCCATCACTATCTTTGGCTAACTTTCCATTACTATCTTTCTTGTATTGCGGTTCATAGTATGTACCACTATTAACTATCTTTGCATTACTTAGGAAAGTATTTTTCATTTGTTGTCTAGCTAGTTTTACTTGTGGTAAGTCTTGTGCTTCATTACCTTTAGTTGATCTTGTAGCACTTGCTTTTACTTGACTTTCCTTTATACCTAGCTTTTTCATTAGACTTGACATTGGTACTCCTTAGATTTATTAGTTATTAGTTATTTTCCAATATTAAAGGCTCGTCTTTCCTACCTACTTTCCTCTAATATTCCCTTTATGTCAAAAAGCTATGCCGTTAGGCATGTAGTAATAATAAATATAGCACATAATATAAAACAAGTAAAAAATTAAATAGTTTGTTTATATTAAATAATTACTATAAATTGTATCATTAAATGAAAGGTAAATAAAATGAATAACAAAAATAATGTAGTATATGATAATATAACAAACTATGGTATTACAATAATAAACAATGAGATGTATTTAATTAAAGATGGTAAACAAATGAAACTATCCGCTTTAGTAATAAAAGAAAGAGAGGAAAATTAAATGAAATATGATAAAATATCCCGAATAAATGATTTTAATTCATTAAAAAGTATAATAATATCTTGTATTGATGAAAAGAATGTTGATATAAGTTATGCTATTAATCCATTAAATGAATATGTAAATGGTTTATTATTGGAAATAAAAGAGCTAAAAGACGTAATAAAAGAATATAAGAAAAAAGCTAATATTTATTATTATGAGGAACTTAAAAAAACAAGGGTATTACTTAAAAAGGAGTATGCGGAAAATGTATCATTAAAAGCGGAGCTCGTAACCCTCAAGTATGCGGAAAATGTATCATTAAAAGCGGAGATTGAATCATTGCAAGATCAATTAAAAGAATGTGTAAATGATTATGAAAATGATATAAAAGATAATGAAGTGATAAAAGAAGTAGAAGAAGAGTTATATAAATCATATAAAAAGAATAAACCAAGTAAACAAAGGAGTATTTAATTATGACTAAAAAACATTATATATTAATTGCGGATGCAATAAAAAACAATGAATGTTGTGCGAATTGTGTAGATAAAACAAGTCTTATTAATGATCTAATAGGTATATTTAAACAAGATGATAATATGTTTAATAGTGCTATATTTAAAGGATATATTAGCGATGTTTAATGATTGGAACATATAGTCGAAGTGTAATACTAAATCCCTAATAAACTACACGCACACATAAGGCTTTTAAACGCACTCACTCAAACAATCATAAGATCATCAAGTTAATACATTAAACCGCTTACAATGGGCGGTTTTTTGTTGTTGTTGTCCTTTCCTCAAATATCTACTAATTTCAACTAAATATTATAATGCAACGTAAAATTCAACCTTATGGAATACCCCATGAGGACAACTTGTGGGGGGGTGCATATAATAAAAAGACCTGCACTCATTCTACTGTAATTTTTTGAAATTTGAACCTTTTTGTGATTTCTGGCACTTAATCTTCAGATTATATTTACTTTAAGGAACTTTATTGTTATATATATATTATAATATATTATATTAATATACAGGGGAATTTGCTTAGTTTAAAAAAATAGCGTATATTACAGCATGGATTTCAAACAAATAAAAAACACAAAACACTACATTTATGATAATCTTCAAGAGTTTGATATATCATGGCCAACAATACCTGTTCGTCATAACTGGCGACATGGAGAAGAAGGAGAATGGGTTTTTACAGATGATGACTTTGTGTGTCAAATCCTACGTAAGTTTGAAGTAGTTGGTTCTCAGGACAAAAAAGTAGTCTGTGTCCGCACTGTATGTGGAACATTTAGAATAGACTATAAAAATAAAAATATGTTGGGAGAAAATGGTATTGCTGAGAATATCTATACATTTTCTGGAAAAAATATTGGAAAAGAAAGATTAAAAAGACAAAAGTATACTTCCAAAGAATTGATGTTTGCAAGATATGTTGCTACTGGTAAGCTAACTCATACTGAGGCGTATAAACTTGCTTATCCTGAAGCTTCATCAGAACAATATATTAAAAAACGCTGTGAAAAATTATTAAGAACGGAGAAAATAGATAAAATGATTAGTGACGCAAAACGTAAAAAACTAGATGAGGAAGGTGTAACCGATAATTGGCTTATAGAACGATACAAAACAATTGCCGATCTAGCTGAAAGTGATACTGCAAAACTTAGATCACTAGACAGTTTAGCTAAAATATCTGGTTTATTTGAAACTGAACAAAGCAGATCAGAGAAAGTTACCATTTGGTCTGGATTTTCACCTGAACAATTAGATGAGGTTAAAAAACATGGAAAAACAGAGCTTATTGCACATGCAGAAAAAGACGAAAACAACTAAAAAGAAGACTACAGTCGATCCTTGCCCAATTTGTAGCAAGGAATTGTATCTGAACCATGAATATACACAAAGAGTTGGGCTTATAGGCGAGTTTGAAGAGGTTCAAGGCTGGCTTTGTCCTCATTGCAAGTCTGAGTTTGATATAGATGACCATTTAACTAAATTTAAGGGTGAAGGAAACATAAGGGGAGAAGCATAGTGCCATATTTTGGTAAAACAAGTTCAAAACGCTTAATAACCTGTGATGAAAGGTTGCAAAAAATATTTAATGAAGTAATCAAGTACGTTGATTGCTCTGTTCTTTGCGGTCACAGAGGGAAGGATGACCAAAACAAAGCTTATAAAGAGGGAAAGTCGAATGCCAAGTATCCTAAAGGGCGACATAATCGACAACCTTCTTTAGCTGTGGACGTTTCGCCCTACCCTATTGACTGGGAAGATTATGAAAGACAAACCTTATTTGCTGGGTTTGTATTGGGGATTGCCAATCAGATGGGAATTAAGCTTATCTGGGGAAATGACTGGGATGGTGATTTCCAAACAAAAGATACTAACTTAAAAGACTACCCTCATTTTGAGCTGAAGTGACAAAAAGGGATAAACTTCGCCTATTAAATCTATTTGTAGGATTTTTTAATCTCTACTTGTGGCACATAGGCGGTACTTTATTCACATTTTTAATTGGATGTTTAAATATTGGAGTTTTCGTGTTTGGTAAGAAATAATGTCAATACAGACAATACTGATGGTTTTATTTGCTTCTTTCCTTGCTTGGGAAACGGAGAGGGAAAAACCTCGTCCATATCCACTGGGGAATGGGGATACACTTATGGTTAGAGTAGTTGGATACGGATTCTGCCCAGAGTATTGTGATATAGATCACTTTCATGTTGGACATAAAATAAATTATAACTGTGAGGAAGATTCATGCAATCATATAGTATATGAAGACAGACTTAACTAAATTAGTAGCATTTATTTGGATGTGTGCTACAGGGTACTTGGTATTTGAAATATATCTCAATGTGAGTTATATAGCTGATCTTGTACATGCATACATACAAATGATAGTAGAATACTCAAGACACTAGATTGGCTAATTTAAACTTACATGGTGATATAGGTGAAAACGAAAAGCTTTTAGCTAGAGCATTCGATGATTTAATTGTTTTTGGAAAATTGTTCTCTCCGCAAGACTTCCTTGCCTCTGCGACTCCTCATTTTCACGTGGAGGTGGGGAAGCTTCTTTTAGATAACAATATACAGCAATTAGGCTTAGTATTACCACGTGACCATGCCAAATCTACCTTAGCAGCAACAGCAATTCTTCATCGCTTCCTATATGCAGAGAAGGATAGACCAGAATTTATAGCCTGGATTGGTGAAGCACAGGATCAAGCAATTGACAATTTATCATGGGTTATGAACCATATTGAGCTAAATCCAGCTGTTCATTACTATTTTGGAGACCTTCAAGGGAACAAATGGACGAAAGCGGAGTTCACATTAACAAATGGCTGTAGAATGATAGCTAAAGGTGCTAATCAGCGACTTCGTGGTAAAAAGCAACTTTCCACTAGATTTACAGGAATGGTGCTAGATGATTTTGAATCAGAGCTAAATACTAAAACACCTGAAGCTAGACAGCAAATCAAGAACTGGGTTACAGCTGCTGTGTTCCCAGCAATCGATTTTGATAAAAATGGGTTCTTATGGTGTAATGGAACTATTGTTCACTGGGATTCTTTTTTAAATGGGTTGGTTTCGGGTTGGAGGGATGCTAGTAAGAGTGGGGAATCATATTCTTGGAAGGTCTACACCAAAAAAGCAATTGAAGATGGTGCTCCTATTTGGCCATCTCGTTGGCCGTTAACAAAATTAGAAGAGCGTAAGCAATTCTATATTGATAGCGGAACTCCTGCAAAGTTCTATCAGGAGTATATGAATCAGGCAAAATCGCCAGAAGATCAGATTTTTGCTGAGGAAGATATTAATGAAGCACTTTATAGGGGAAATATAAGATTTGAAGAAGATTCAGAAAGTTGGTATATCAAATTTGATGACGGACACACTGAGTATATTAATATTTATATTGGTGTCGATCCCGCTTCAACTGTTAATAGTAGGAATGATTATAGTGTCATCATGGTTTTGGGAGTTACAGCAGAGTATGACTACTATGTTATTGAATATTGGCGTGAACGAGTCCTCCCAATGGAATGTGCTGATAAGATTTTTGAAATACTTAAAAGGTATCATCCAGTAAGAAGGGTGAATATTGAAACAATTGCCTATCAAGAGATGCTTAGAGACTATGTTCAAAAGCGTAGCAAAAAAGAAGGTCTTTTCGTTCCAGGCATTGAACAGGGAATTAAGGGATACAATCAAAAGAAGAAGGATAGACTGTTTGAAGGATTACAACCAATGTTTAAGGCTGGAGCTGTACATCTTAAAAAACAGCATCATGAGTTTATAGGTGAGCTTCTGGATTTTCCAAAAGGTTCACATGATGATACTATTGATGCTTTTTGGTTAGCAACGCAATATGCTAGGGGAAATCCTAAAGCAGGGAAGAAGAAAAAGAAGAAACAGGAAGATGGCACGTATTTAAAGGCTCGTAGGGCTTATAATTGGATTACAGGCAAGCGTGTCTAATTTGCATATAACACTAAATAATCAGTAAATTTAACATATGATTCCACAAGATAAAAGAGCAGAAGAGATAAAAGAGCGTTGGGATAGATGGTTTAATGCCCGTGCAGATTGGGATGTGCAGGCTAGAGAGGATATAGATTTCTATCTTGGCAATCATTTCACAGATGCTGAGGCAACAGAATTAGCAGAGAGAAATCAAATGGGATTACCCATTGATCGTCTCTATGCTGCTATTGAGCAGTTTAAGGCTATTATCACTTCAAAGCCTCCAAAATTTTCTGCCGTAGGCAGAGAGGATTCAGATAATAGATTAGCAAATGTTTGGAAAACAATCCTTGAATACATCTGGGATAACTCTGATGGTGATGAAGTGTTTAAACAAGTTATACATGATTTCTCTGTTGCAGGTCTAGGGTACTTTTATGGATATATAGACCCTGAAGACGATTATGGTCGAGGAGAAGTTAAGTTTACCTATGTTGATCCATTTCGAGTCGTTGTTGATCCTCATAGTAGAAATAAGTGGTTTGATGATGCATCGGGTATGCAATTGTCAACTATACTTACAAAAAACCAACTTCTTGATTCTTATCCTGTTTTATCCGAGTTAGATGAAAATGGTGATACTGTAATTGATAATATTGAAAGTTTAGGTATTTCAGATGAAGATTATCCTTCAGGTCAAAATAGGCGTGAAGGTGGATCATTTACTCCAGATATTGTGAAAGATTACGATTGGAGTTCACAAAGTGAAAAATATAGATTAATAGAAGATTTTAGAAAAGTTAAAGTACCATTTTTTAGAGTTATTGATATGCAAAGTGGTACAGAGAAAATTTTAGATAATAATGGCTTAGAGATGCTTTTAGCGGATGAAGGAACTGCTGAAGCGTTTGATAAAGGTCAATTTGATATTGTCCAAGTACAACAGACTAGAATTAAGGTTACATGTATTATAGGGCAAATTGTTTTATATGAAAAGGTACTGGATACAAATATATTCCCTTTAGTTCCTGTACCAAATATTTGGACTAACACTCCTTACCCGATGAGTGATGTTAGAAAAAACAAGGGATTTCAGAGGTTCTTGAACAAAGTAATGTCTTTAATTACATCGCATGCACAGGCATCGTCAGGCTTGAAGTTGCTTATACCCCAGGGGTCTGTACAAGATATAGAGGAACTGGAACGTGATTGGGCGAATCCCAATGCAACGATTGAATATG